ATGCCGTCACTGGTCGTGACCGACGACGACATACTGGTAGCCATGCGTACCTACCTGTACACCCACGACACCTACCCAAGACCATAGTGATCACACCGCCGCAAATCCGAGCTGCCCGCGCGCTTCTGAAGTGGCGCCAGGCGGACCTTGCAGAAGCCTCCGGCGTCTCCGAGATCGCCATCAAGAACATCGAGCGCGGCCAGACCGACCCGAAGGCCACAACATTGACCGCAATCCAGAGCGCCTTCAACAAAGCCGGCGTGATATTCCTTGACCCGCATGACACCCGTGACGGGGGGCATGGGGTGAGGTTCAGGAGACAGAAAGGAGACACACAGAAATGAAACTAGGCATCAGCAAGAAGGTTAGAAGCGAGACCTGCGGCAAGAAGATCTACGGCAGAACATCACGCTTCGACCACGACGGAGATGATCTCTATGCAGGCAACCATGAATGGCACGATTGGTATGCTTGGCGGCCCGTCATGGCCTGCGATGTTGCGGCGATGCGTCGCCATCTCGTCTGGCGAGAAACCGTGCAGTGCCGACGCAAACGCGGCGTGGCTGGAACAGAGTTAAGCGGCGTTGACACGGGTTACTGGGTGTACAAGCTGAAAACAGCTTAGGCGGCGTTCCGGTATGGCCCGGCAGGCGACGGCTGCGCCGCTCGAGGCTGCGCCGCTCCCTGCCTTCCGGGCGCCGGCAATGCCAGCTGTTGCTGTGGCGCGGGCAGCATGCCGGCCTGCTGCATCTGCTGCGCTCCCGCGCCGAACTGCTGGGCGACCTGGCCTGCCGTCGCAAGCTCCTGCGCCGCCCCGGCGATCTTCTGCCGCGCCATAGCCTGCTGCGCTTCCGCTTCCTCCTCCTCGGCCGTTTTGCGCCATTTGGCCGGCGCCGACACGCCGCGGATCGCATCCCTGGTCATCACGTCCAGCTTGGCCGGCGTGGACTGCAACCCGAACTCCTTGGCCGCAGCGATGATCTTCAGCACCTCCTCGAACTGCGTCACCAGGATGCGCTCGGAAGCCTCCTGCATCGGGTTCTTGAACGTCCAGAAGATGTCGCGCCCTCTCAGGACGTCCGGCATCATGCCCCAGTCGAATGCCTTCATGTTGTCGAGCGTGTAGAAGGCCTTGTCGAGAAGCTGGTTGCCGTATTCCACTTCCATCGGCTCAAACAGCGGCAGCAGGTTCCTGACGTGATCCTCGATGCGCCGAGCCGTCTCGTAGGCCGTCATGTCGCGCGACGGCTCGGGCAGCGACAAGCGATCGAGGAACCACGCCTTCTGCAGCATCTCGCGCAGGTCCTGGCGCATGTTGAAGCCGACCGTCATGTTGCCCTTGAACTCCATCTGGGCAAGATAGTCGCTGACCTTCCCGTCGCCCTCGATGTCAACCCATGTGATCGAGCCGGACTGGATGTTGGCGTCGCGCACCGCCTCGCCATGAGCGATGAGCGGCGGATCGACCTGCTTCTCGCCGCTCTCCAGGATGATGCGCGCCAGCATCTGCATCATGCGCGAGTCCGGCAGTGCGGTGAGTGCCGCCGGAGAGAACGCATACGGCGTCTTGTTCAGGCGGTGCCAGCGCGGGATCACATAGGGCAGTTGCGGCAACCCGCCCTCGCGCATCACCTTCATGTTGTCGGCATCAACGTAGATGATCACGAACGGAAGTTTTCGCTCTTTTGCCGATTTCGCCGCCTTCGCCCTTGGGGTAAGATAGTCATACTCATGGGCCGTCATGACGATGCGGCGAAGGTTGAAGGGCTTGTTGGGTTCCTTGTCGCAAGCCCGCTTTACCGCCTCATGGATGTTCTTCTCGCCGAAGTCCTGTACCATCTGCCACGGCGTCATGGTGTCCTGGAGATGGACGTGATCGATGACACGGACCCGGTTCTCCTTCCACGCCACGCCGGCGAGGTGATGGAGATCCATGAACAGATGCTGGCGCGGCTGGTCACGTGACGGCGACTCTTCGAGCGACATGCACGCCTGACCGAAGGACACATAGTCGTGGTCGGCCTCCTTGGTCACGCCGACCATCTTGGAGCGGGGATCGTAGAGCGCGCCGCGGACCACGCCGGTTATATGTTCGAGAAACTGTGCCACCTCCGGCTCATTGTCCAGTTCCTCGACCTGCGTAGTGGCGCCGAACCACGGCTTGCCCTTGGGGCGCTGGATCGCCGACATGGCGTTGCCGAGTTCGCGCCGCGCCAGTGACGGATAGGAGTCCATGAGATCGTCGGCGTAGTTCTCGCCCAGATCGAACTCGCGCGTAAAGCAGGCGCGGGACGGGAAGACGTTCTCGGCGATCTCCTGGTTCAGCGAGTCGAGGTTCGCCTTGTCGGAGAACAAGCGGTCGCCGAAGTCTATGAGTTCCTGGGCACGGGCTTTGCTCATCGTCTGTTGTGCACCTGTCCACCGCCCATCTGGCGGCGTTTCATTGAGCTATACCCGACATTGGCGAACTGTGGCCGATCCTTGCCACGCCTGTCGCGCGCCGCGTCGGGGAGCGGCCATTTGACGTTCAAGTCCTCGTCCTCGATACGCGCGAGCATGTCGAGCATGTCGTCATGCGTCGCGACGGGGAAAGCCGCGTACTCTTCCTCGACAAACACGTCGATGATGTTCACTGTCGTCTTGTCGTAGAGCGTGCGGTAGCGCGCCGCCGGCAGATAGAACCGGCCCTGCTCGAAGATCGGGATGAGGCGGCGGATGCGATCGACCTTCGACATCGAGCCGCCGAGCGGCGTGATCTTGAAGCGGTAGTTGCGCTCGTGCTGGAGGTGCTCGATGTGAGCGATATCCGCCTGCAAGCCGTATTCCTCGTATCCTACGCCGAGCGGCAGCCATTTCTCATGCAGGTCGAACAGCATGTCCGCCCGCTCATTGAGATTGAGGCGGTCGCGCACGACATCGAGCAGCGTGTAGTTCTTGTCCGATCCGAGCCCGATGACGCCCATCGTCGTCCAGTCGGATCGCTTGCGTTTGGAATTCGCCGGATCGACGATGATGTAGATGTTGAGGCCGCGCCCATGCGGCTCCGCCTTGGTGTAGCGAAGCCATGAGCGTTGGAAGCCTTGCGTGCTGTCGCCCTTCGGATTTAGAAGCATCTGGCTGCTGAAGGTGTAGGGGCCTTGATCTCTTCGCTTATCCGCCAGAAGTTCCGGCGACATGAGCACGCAGTTCTCGGGCGTGAAGTTGTCGGTTCCATCCTTGGTGCATGTATGGATGCGAGGCGTCGCAGTTTTCCGTTTCAGGATTTCTGAATACGTGTCGTTGAAGTGGTAGCGTGTGCCGGCAATGCGGCACACGCCGCCAATGGCGCCGAGATTGTCTGACAGTTCCCACGCTTGCGTCGTCTTGGCGATCATCTCCGGCGTCGTGACGCTCGTCAGCACCACGATGTCGTCGTAGTCTCTCACACGGAAGTGCTTGCCGATCGGCTGACCGTCAACGAGGCCCCACGCTTCTACCGTGGACTCGGTAGGATTGCTCTGGCGCTTGACGATAATGCCATCGTCCTCAGACCATTTGGGCGACTGCTTGCCGGGGTTGGCCCACAGGATATCCGGGAACCACGCCTTCAGGTTTTCGTTGGCCTCGAATTCCCTTTTGATCTGCATGAGAAACCGCTTGGCGAGCGGTCTTGTGTGCGAGAAGATGCCGACTGTCGTCTCTGGATCGTTCAGGATGTCGAGGATCGTCATCCCGAACGTGATGATGGTGCTCTTGTAGTGTTCCCGGCTCCACAGATCGAGATGCCCATTCGGACTTGCCTGCACCTCACGGCATCGGGCAAAGATCCACGGATGCTCCATGTCCGCCCGGCCGCAGGCGTACCTAAGCAGGAAGTAGAGATCCGTTCGACAGAGATTTCGGAGCCTCGCTATCCGCTCCGGTTCCGAGCATCCTTGCAAGCCAGTGAGCACTTTCGGATAGTGGCTCAACTGTGTGATGATGCTGGTGATCAGCGACGACATTCACCTCGCCCTTGTCGGCGTACTTCTTGGGGTTGACCTTGGCCGCCCACCACTTGCGGGCATCGATGCGAACCCGCGCCTTGGCCGGGTCCGGCTCGGTGTCGGCGATCATGATCACCTCGTCGGCAACCATGTCGGCCCGCTCTTCCCGCGCGCGCGCGTACAGGTTCGCAAACTCGTCGTGTTGCGCCAGCCACTTGTAGGCCGTGGTGCGCCCTGGCATATCGGGAAGCGCACACACCTCCTTGAGAGTAAGGCCGCCGCCGATCATCTCGCACATACGGACAACGAGCGCCTGCGAGTAGGCGATGCGCTTTGCTTCCTTGTCCTTCTCAGGCTTGGGCTTGGTCGTCATCTTCTTACGCTTTGCCATGACGCTTCCGCATGTCGTTGATGAACCGGCGCTCCTGCCACCAGTCCCTGCCGAGGCCGACGCCGACAATGAGGGCGGGCACGAGTGCGGCGCAGACAGGCCCGACATAAGCCCACAACGGATGCTTGGTTTCCGGGCCGAACGCGAGCAATCCAATGAGAAGCAGTGGAG